ACGTCGAAACTCCCGAAGTGTAAGATCGAGGGTTGCACAAATACCAGCTGGATCAGGGGCGTTTGTGCTGACCACTTCCACAAGGCATACGGCATCAGCTACGACACGTATCTGAGAAACCGTAAAGACAGGGACGAGGACCCGAAAGCCGTCGCGGCCCGATGGACGGACAGAAGGGTAAAGCGTGGAGCCCTTGTCGAACGCAGTAAGGCTCAGGACTGTAAACAGGAGGAAACCATGGTAACGGAGAAAGATTGCAAGGAACACGGTATTACCCTTGAGCAGTATAAGGCAAATAAACGCTACAAAACGGAGCCGCTGGCAGACGTGGCGGCACGGGTGAAGGAGGCGGTGCCCCAAACGGATGAGCATAAGCTACCCAAAAGTGAACTTGGGCCGCCCAAACCTGAACCGGCACGCCCTGCAGTCGAAGTAAAACAGACCGAACCGGAGCCGGTACCTCTTCTTCAGGTCTTCCTCGACCCCGAGCTCCTGGTGCGGCTGATCAAAAAGGCGAAAGAGGAATACCGCACAGCGGAGATGCACGCGATCTATCTGATCGACAAAGGGACAAGGGGATGAGCGCGTGATGTCTGACCGGACCGAACTCTTAATTTGGATAGCGGCGGTAGTAATTTGCTTGATCGGGATATGGCTGATGATGCCGAGCAATACTGGGTGCACGTGGGGGGGGAGATGAGTGAAAAAATAATAGCTATCGTTATCTTTTGTTTGTTGGTCGTGATCGGAACGGCAGGGGCTGAAGCACAATGGTTTGTAACTACGGATGGCTCGATGAGGGTCAGACAGGATAAGGTGTCAGCGTGCATGGTAAGCGAGCTTACGGAAACGTGGGGTTTTATCCACCCCGAATATGGTGCACTTCCAGGGTCGGTAGTGGTAGGTCATGCCGTAAAGGCTTACTATGCGGGGCAGTGGTGGACGGTTAAACAGTATTTCGTGCCGAAAAACCAGTGGTATCGCTGTGCGGGTGGCTATGAGCGTTTGCGTCCGGATGTACGGGAAACAAACAAGACCAAGCAAAGAGCGTACGACTGGATGGTATTAAAATGCAAATGACCGACGATGATCTTGCCATGCTGAGGGCGTGCATGCAGACTGGCTTGATATGCCTCGGAATCGCCGGGCTATGGGTGATCGTGAGCGTGATCAGGGAATGGTGGAGGGTGAAGAAGTGAACGGTAAACGAGCGAAGAAGCTGAGGCATGCTGCAGCGGAGTTTATCAAAAACAATCCCGATCAGGTAAAGCCTGAGGGAAAGATTCAGATGACGGCCAGCAAGGTCGTGATGTGCAACCCCAGGGGGCCGAGGTCGATATACAAGGCGGTGAAAAAGCGTTTTGGGGGCAGGAATGCCTGAGGAGCCTCGGCGTGTTACCCGGAAAGAGATAATCGCCTATCTCAAGCCGTTGATAAACTTAAGCGACGATCAGAAAATGGCCTGGCAGAAGGTGCGCAGATGGCGCATAAAATACGGCCTGCCCATAGAATCTCAGCCAAACACGAGCCCCTATCTCGATCCTGCCACTTTCGAAGTGTGGTGGCAGGCTTATCTGGAACGTAAGAAAGCTATTTCCTCGAAGTGATACCCCCTTGAAGTCCATTTGATAGTCATTTGATAACTGCCATATTTAGCAGTTCAATCGTATTCTATCCAGGACATGACAGACAATGCAAAGGCGGCACTGGAGGCTCGCAGGCAAATTGACGAGGAACGGCTGAAGGCCCTGAAGGGCGCGGGCGTTACCTTTCGCAAGGTGGCCAACGAGCTCGCAGCGGTCGCCTTTGCAAACATTCAGGATTTTGTGACCGTTGCTGAGGGTGGCGAGATCCAGGGCATTGAGTTTGATAAGATCCCCAAGAAGAAACTCAAGGCGGTCAAGGAGATTAGGGAATATACCCGCATCACTGAGTCCGCCGTATGGAGAGAAGGTCTGGAAGGATTCCCAGGATCGAATACAAGCTACTACGACAAAGTCGACGTCCTGAAATACCTCGTCAAACTCTTAGGCGAGGAACCAGCCGACAAGCACGAACTGATCAGTAACATGCCCATCGAGGTCACCGCAAACGTGAGGATCATAAAGAGTGGCGCAGGCAGCGACAAGAAAGATTGAAGTTAACATTGACCTGATCGAGGCGTTCGTCCCTTTGCTGGAGCCTCACAGGTACAAGGTCTACTACGGCGGCCGCGGCGCTGCGAAGTACCTGGGAGTACGCCGACGCCCTGATCCTACGCGCCCTGTGCGGGCATGAGCTTATCCTCTGCACCCGTGAGTACCAGTCATCGATTGCGGACTCCGTTTACCGCCTGCTGCTTAACAGGATCTCCGTGCTGGGGCTGTCGGAGTTGTTCCGAGCGACGCTCAACAGCATCAAGAGCATCAACGGGTCTGAATTCATCTTCAAGGGCCTGCATCACAATATCATGGAGATCAAGTCCCTGGAGGGCGTAACGATCTGCTGGGTTGAAGAGGCCCAGAGCGTCAGCAACGAGTCCTGGGAGGTCCTGATCCCGACGATCCGCCGGGCTGGGTCCGAGATATGGGTCTCCTTCAACACCGGCGAAGAGGATGACCCGACATACGTACGATTCGTCAAGAACCCGCCTCCTGACTCTGTTGTCAAGAAAGTGGGCTGGCAGGACAACCCCTTCTTTCCCGAGGTCCTCGACAGGGAGCGCCTCTATCTTAAAGAAGTAGACTACGAGGCCTATCTCCACATCTGGGAGGGGTACCCGAAGAAGATCAGCGAGGCCTGCATCTTCAAAGACAAGTACAGCGTCAGGCCATTCGAGACCCCGGAGGGCGTCCGCTTCTACTACGGGGCCGACTGGGGATTCTCGCAGGACCCGAGTGTCCTTATGCGCTGCTTCATCCGCGACAACAAGCTCTTTATCGACTATGAGGCGTATGGCATCGGCGTCGACCTGGACGATATACCGGAACTTTTTGATATCGTTCCCGAGGCACGGAAGTGGATAATCAGGGCCGACAATAGCAGGCCCGAGACGATCAGACACATAAAAAAAAAGGATTCCGGATCATCCCCGCGGTCAAGAAGTGGAGCGCTGTCAACGTTGAGGATAAATCAGGAAAGATCGTCACAATGCCGTCAAAGTCAAGCATCGAGGACGGCATCGCCTACCTGCGCAGGTTCGAGGAGATTGTCATCCATGAGCGCTGCAAGCACATGGCCGACGAAGCCAAGTTCTATTCCTACAAGGTTGACAGGCTCACCGGAGACGTCCTTCCGATCATTGTCGATGCCTGGAATCATTGCTGGGATTCAATTCGCTACGCCCTCGAACCGCTTATCAAGGGCGGCGTAGATTGGGAGGCGCTGGTACAGTGAGCAGAACGAGAATAACAAAACGAAGCCAGAAGTCGATCATTCAGGCAACCAACGACGGCTTCGTCAACCTCACCGCTCGCCTCGGCCTCGGCGCCGACAACCAAATCAGCCAGGGTCACTATGCCTTCGGTCCCTTCATATCACGCAACCGCACGGAGCTGGAAGCGGCGTACAGGTCTTCGTGGATCGTCGGTCAGGTTGTTGACACAATCAGCGAGGACATGACCCGGTCAGGTATCGACATCGAGTCGAAACTTACCCCGGATCAGATCAATAAACTGTATCGGGGGCTGCTGACATTTCGCATATGGCATCAACTCTGTAACGCCCTCAAATGGTCCCGCCTGTACGGCGGATGCCTCGCCGTCCTCATTATCGATGGTCAGGACTTCAACACCCCGCTGCGTATGGATACGATCCGCAAAGGCCAGTTTAAGGGTCTCCTGGTTCTGGATCGCTGGCTGGTGTGGCCGTCCCTGGACAACCTGATCACAGATATGGGCATCCATCTCGGCATGCCGAAATACTACACGGTTATCGGCGACTCAGCGGCGTTACCAAATATCAGAATCCACCACAGCCGTTGCCTCAGGTTCGACGGCATCGAGCTGCCATACTATCAGAAGCTCGCCGAAAACCTGTGGGGCGAATCGGTGATCGAGCGCCTCCTCGATAGGCTCGTTGCGTTCGACTCGGTGACCCATGGAGCCGCCCAGCTTGTATTCAAGGCACACCTCAGGGGCATAGGCGTTAAAGGCCTGCGGGAAGCTCTGTCCATAGGCGGCAAAGCAGAAGAGGCGATCATAAAGATGTTTGATTATATTCGCCTCCTTCAGTCCAACGAAGGCCTCACGCTCCTCGATGCTGACGACCAGTTCTGGACACACCAGTACACGTTCACGGGCGTGGCCGACATGATCATCCAGATGGGTCAGCAGCTTTCAGGATCTACGGGAATTCCCCTCGTCCGTCTCTTCGGCCAATCCCCGGCGGGCCTCAACAGCACCGGCGAAAGCGATCTCCGCAACTACTACGATCACGTCAACAAGCTCCAGGAGAACCAGCTGCGGGGACCGGTCGAGACATTACTGAACGTGCTGTCCATGTCCACACTGGGAGCGCCGTTGCCTGATGATTTCGATTTCACATTCAACCCTCTGTGGCAGCTTGACGACAAAGAACGTGCCGACCTCGCAAAGACCGACAGCGACTCGGTGTCGACGCTCTACAACGACGGCCTCATTACCCACAAGATGGCGCTCAAGGAACTGAAGCAGGCGTCCAGGACAACCGGCCGGTTCACCAACATCACCGACGAGGACATCGAACGTGCCGACGACGACTTCGAGAAAAAGGGCGAGTTCGGCATGATGGCAGGTCCTGACTTCGAGAAGAAAAACCCGATAGAGAAAGAGGAGGACACCGTTGAAAAATGACGACTGGTCTCCCAGGGTCTCTATCGAGCGCGAGTACCGAATCAGCATCCGGAACATCATCCGCGACGTGCTCAACAAGATCAGCGGCATGACGGACCTGACGAACCCCTACGAGATAGTGACATCAATGCATGATCTTTTCAGCGAGGAGATTGTCAGGGACTACGCCCTGGCAGCAGCCCGCCGCATGATCACAGGCCTTTACATCGGCAACAGGCGCACGTGGAGGGAAGCGGCACGCGAGGCAATGCGGGGCCGCGAGATATACGAGATGCTACAGGCTGAAATGACGGGTCCTGTCGGAGATCGTGTCCGCGAACTCATCGAACAGAATGCCGACCTCATCACCAGCTTTCCCCTCGATATCGCAAAACGAGCGAACTCCTTTATCCGGGAGGAGGCAGAGAAAGGCCGGAGGGCCTCCGCGATTGCCGATGACCTCATCGAGCAATTTCCGGATATGGCGGAATCCCGGATAAACCTTATAGCGCGGACAGAGACAAGCAAGGCCTCCACTGCACTGACACGGGCAAGAAGCGAGGAGTTGGGCACGGTGGCCTATGTGTGGAGATCCTCGAAGGATGCACGGGTCAGACGCTCACATCGAAGAATGGACGGGGTTATCGTGTTGTGGAACGATCCACCGTCTCCCGAGGAGCTGGACCGCGAGAAGAGAAGCTACGGCCGGTATCACGCGGGGGACACGTTCAACTGCAGATGCTTTCCTGTCCCGCTGCTCAGGCTGGACCGTATCCAGTGGCCGGCGCGGGTACACGTTGATGGTAGAAATCGAGGCGGATGACCAGACACGGATTCGAGTCGCTTGCAGGAGGTGCCTATGCAGCGGCGGCTTGATTGGATCGTGCCCGTAGCGTTTCTCCTGCTCCCCTTTGCCATCTGTTCGCGCGGGCTGATCCACACGAGTCACTACACGGCCTTCTTTGCCCTGGGCCTCGTCTGGGTCGGGTGCCTGTGCGACAACGTCATCCTCAAGGTCTTCTTCTGGTATTGCTTCGCGTGGCTGGCGTTCATCGTCAGCTTCAGCGTTATCTATCCCGGGCCCATGGCTGCGATCATTCCCCTTTCGCTCCAGTCCGCCATGATGCTCACGGCCGGTGGGGCCCTCTTCGTGGTCGTGACCAGAACGAGTCTCACAGATAACGCATGGTTCAACGTCCTGTGTATCGGAGCATTGCTACAGGCGATCGTCGGCATCCTGCAGGTCTTCGTCTTCGACCCCGTTGTATGGCTCATATCTCTTGTCATACCCGCTGGCGGACAGGGTTATCAGCCGTCAGGATTCCTTGGGAACAACAACTTCTTCGCTGCCTGGATGGCATTCTCCCTGCCTTTCTTCCTCAGGCGTAAATGGATATTTCTTACCCCGGCCGTCATCTTCGCCCTGGCTATAGCCAACACGCGCATGGCGTGGATAGCGGCGAGCGCAGGGATGATCTACTATCTCTGGCCGGTCCTCCCAAGCAAGAAGGCCAGGACGGTTCTTGTGGCAGTCATCGCCGGCGCAGCGGCCGCGTATCTGGTTTGCACGGGCCGGGCGTTTTCTCACTTCGAGCGATTCGATTACTGGCTGGACGCCATCAGGGTGTCGATCGGCAACGGCTGGTTCACCATCATCTTCGGCAACGGCTTCGGCTCCGTCTGGCAGGTCGGGAACAGTCTGCACTCCGAGCCCGTGGAAATGTTCTTCACCCTGGGAGCGATCGGCGTCCTGATACTGGCCGTCTTCATCGTTCTTACTCTTATCACCTGTCCCAGCAGGCGGCTGGCGGCGGCGTTCGTCATCATGGCCGTCAACACCATCGGCAATCACGCGGCGCACCTGGCGCCATCTGCGTTTTTCATCATCATCGTAATTGCCCTCATAGAGAGGGCGAAAAGACTTTGCCTTGAAGGAGGACAATTATCATGAAAAGGTTTTTGAGAAGCCGCTGTTCGTGTCTTGCACAGATACTCATGGTCTTCATGCTCATAGCGATTATGTGCATGCCCGCCGGTGCCGTCGGCCCCAACAACACCACATTCGAGATCAACAAGGGTGAGACCCAGACCCTGTTCAGCGGGGCTATCTCTGCATCGGTCACCGCGGGGAACGCGACGGAGATACCCATCAAGGGTTACCGGGGAGGCCTCCTGCAGGTGCAGACGGTTTCGGGGTCAGGGAGCTGGTCCATCGGAATCTACACAGCGGACACT